CTTGAACATCTTGCGATTATAAACACTCATTAAGAGCCTCCACCGAACGGGTTAAGTCCGCTAAATATCCCGCCTTGCCCAAACGCCCCAGCTTGCTGAAGCCCAGCGATACCCATGCCCAGACCTGCGACCTGCGATAACGTGCTAGGTGATGGACTCGTCTTGCTTGTCAATGTACTGGTTGTGGATGGAACGCCACGGAAGACATCAGACATAAACCCAATGCGCTGGTATGGCTCAAACTGCCGTTCAAGGCTTGTTGCACGCTGCGCTTCTAGTTCAGCTTGCTGTTGCTGTTGCTCTAGACCGCCGAGCTGTGACAGCATCGCAACATCCTTGGCTTGTGCGTCTTGTGCCGCTTCGCCGAGTGCGGCTTGCTGTAGTCCGAGTTTACCGAACAGCTCACCAGCTTCTTGTGCTCTATCCTGTGCAGACTCAAATGCCTGTGCTCGTAATTGTGCAGATTGTGCGGCAAATTTATCCGCTACGTTACGCTGAAGTTCCTGTTCCGCCACTGCCTGACGCGATCCGCCAAACGCACCAGACTTAATTGCCGCCGCACCAATACGCTGACGCTCTATGTCTGCCTGCCGCTGAATGTCTTGGAGGCTTTGCCCTAGCACTTCGTCCATATACGGCGACATATATTGCTGGTAGCCTTGAGGACCAAGTTGCGAGACGCCCTGTCCTAGTGTCTGCGCTCCCGCTTGCATCATTGGATAGTATGCACCAATCCCAGCCCCAAGCTGAATTGCCTGTTGCTGTAGCGGCGTCATTGCCGCTACTTGATACTCTGGGATCATTGTTGGCTGATCAGCAAGAGCCGAGGTGCTGGCCAATAAATCTTTTAAGAAGGTTTCTTGGTACTCAGGGAGTACCGTAACCGCTTCGGTGCGTACTGTTTCAGCCATTACGCCATCCTTTCAAACTTATCCATCAAAGCATACATGCGCTTGGCTCCTACGTTAGGATCGCCATTACCTGCACCTTCAACCGCTTTTTTGGTCATAACAAATTCTTGATCCGAGAGTCTTGCCTCTTGAACCTTCTGTCCATTTTGATAAATACCAGCCTTTATGCTGTCAGAAGTACCCGTGCCGGGACCTCTTATGTAGCCTCCAGCGGCTAATGCTGCAATCCCAAGTTCTTCGGAATTGTTGTTTTGCCGTTCTTGAACGGCGGCTTCTAATTCTTCAACCGTATCATACGCTTGTCCTGTCACCCGATCCACAAATAAACCAGCGATTGGCTTACCTTCATAATCAGGACGAGATTCAAGGTCCGAAGCGTCAAAGTCATCCGAGATTTCTTCTGGCTCTTCTAGTAAGCCAAGCAAGGAAGACCCAAGGAAAATGTCGCCACCAGTAATGCCCGTGCCTAAGATGCCCTGTTTAGCCGCTTCGGTTGTAGCCGCTTTAGTGGCAGCTTGAGTTGCCGCCGCTTGTTGTGCTGCTTGCTGGGTTGCGGCTTGGGTTGCCGCCGCTCCAGTGGCGGATTGTGCGGCTCCTGCGCCGGGGACACCAGCCGTACCAAGCAAAGACCCTGAACCACCAGCCAAGATTGCGTTCTTGACCGCATCTGTTGCGTCACCGCCAGCCGCTAACGTGCCGATGCCAGAGCCAAGAGCCGCGTTCATAGCCGCGCTACCCGCAGGACCGCCAAAGAAATAACCCGCCGCCGCGCCTGCGATTGGTAGTAGTGACTTTAAACTTAGACCCATTTAAACACCTATGACGTTGTAACCGACACAGAACCTAATCCTGTTGTGGCTATAGCTGGATCAGGCACCGCCATGTCCAGCAAAGAAATCTTAACATTATTCCCGATTCTATACAAGGTTCCTGGTTCTAAACCTGTGTCGGAAGTCGGCATAGCCGTTAAAACTATTTTTGTTCCACGTTGTTCACCTGCCGTGCGCTCTTGTTGTATGAAAACTTCCACCGCTTTTATGAGATCTGACATAAAAACTTCGGAATAATCTTCTGGGGCGGTGGGCAAACGCGGAGCAGTTAGTCCTACAAGAGCCATTAACGCCTCCCGTCTTCTCTAAGATCGACCCGTGGTGCACCCAACCGCCATCGAGTACCTAAAGAATCGGAGTCTACTTTGATAGCGAAAGATCGCCCTCGCAATCTCATGTCAAGCTGATTAGTAAACTGCTCTACAGGACTTGTCGCTGACCTAGTAACCGCCCCTTCGGTTGTCGTATCGTAAGCAGCACCCGGATATTCCCTAGTTTCTAGTGTGAAATTAGCCACGGGAGTACCATTATCAGACCCTGTAAACGTCAGATCTGGTATCAGCCTATTAATCAGAAGGAACTTTTCACCATCGCCAATATCTATTTGACTGGACTCGATATAGGCTTCCATAACAGAACCATCGTCATCTACGCCGATCTCATGATTGTACAGGTAGTTGTCCGTGCCATCAGAGCCAGCCGCAATCGGGAATGTTCTTATGCCTCTGTCTCGCCACGCGGTACGAGCAAGGTTGCCGTAATACCAAACCTTCTCGATGTAGTTGAATACCACATATCTGTCGTTTTCATCGCTGGTAGAAGACGGATAGAACCAAATAACCTCACCCCATTGTGAGTTGATGCCTGCCGTTACCTTTTCTGCCTGCGCGGAGTTGAAGTCTTCAAACACATAGTCACGAACTGTGCACGGTAGGTTGGCTGTTCGGCCATCATAGACGTAGAAGTTGTCTATACCCATCCAAAAAACAAAGTCTTCTGCCGCTACCGCCGCTTTCGGACCCATGATTGTGATGCTGGAAGCAAGTTGCGTAATACCAAAAGTAAACGGAGGGCCTACGAATTGCATAGAGTGAAGCGATCTATCTGTCCAAACAAGAATCTCGCGCTTTGTTTCTACAGCTTGAATAAACTCAGAGCCAGAGCCGAGACGCAAGTCCCCCGCAGTATTTGTAGCGGTGGGTGTCCAATCCGTTAAATTCTCTTGGTCTGAAAACCGTATCAGCAAGTTGTCTTGATCCGCGCTTCCTAGAGGATTACAGCCAAAAGCGATGACATGCCTGTCGTTATCAGAAACCATAACTTGTTTAGCAATAGTGGGGGTGTTAGACGCGCCGCTTACCGTGCCTATTTCTACAGCTCTAACGGAAAGAGTAGAGGATTTATCCCAATAATAGATGGCGGCATCACGAGGATTTATCAAAAGATCCTCACCAAAGTTATCATGTGACCACAAACGTAATTCAGCGTCAGTAGCGGTAGCAGAAGCGGAACCCCAAGTGCCTCGGCTCCAAGTGCCTGCACCCCACCCAGTGCCGCCAACTTGTGTGTTTAGACCAACATTGATTTGATACTCGCCAACGACACTTGCACCACCGTTTCCTGTATCTGAAGCGTTTGCTGCGACAGCGGAAGTGATAGTGTATGAGTCAGCATCTACAATAGATACGATCTGGTATTCTTGGTTTAGGACATCAGCCGTTATTACTCCACCTAGCGAAACCGCGCCAGAAAACGTAACGAAATCATTCTCGTCTGCGCCGTGACTAGTATCTGATACAGTGATTGTAGTGCTGCCATCTGTGGCGGAGAAGGTTACGTCACCAGCCGCTGTAGTGTCCCTGATTGGCGTGATATCGTTATAACTCCCACCTTCTTCAATATAATACTTGAGTTCAGTGCCGACACCCATAAAATCTGAGCCGTCTAATGCGATCCAGTTGTGTAAAGCTCTCGCAGTGCCTAAATAAATAGAAGAACTAAGTTTTTGCCACCCACCTATTTTTTCAGGAAAGCCTTGGTGGAAACGTACCTTATCACAATCAAACCAGCCACCTTCGTTAGCGTAGGACGTTGATTCACGATTAATTCCTGGTCTGAATTGAAGTTTAGCTAATGGCATGAGCGTGTCCTTTGATCAGGGGTATTTTACAGCATAAACGCCCAAAGGTAAATATCACAGTGTTTTACGCATGTTACCCAGAGGAAAGTATGGGGCAGTAACTTGATTAAAAAAAGTTATAAGCGTTAATCTTACTTCACCTTCTTTTATGTTAGTTTCTGCTTTATGCGGTTGATGACCATCAAATATCAAGTGGCTATTAAACACAGAGTCAAAATGTGCAGCCTTGTAAAACTTACTGTTATGGGCTTCAAGTTCTTTAAAGTATGCTTCTTTGTCTTCTATAGAATTTTTATTGTAGTGGTTGCGTTTTGATTCTGATGCTTTATCGGAGTAATAGACATCCCCTGTTGATTTAGGCAAATAGATTCCTGTGCCGTTACCTAACATATTAGGCGATAAATATATAATAGACGTGAATGTAGCTTCTCTATCGTCATGCACCCAAGTTTTGGTACCGTCAACAAGGTCGTCATAAGTTATCTTTTGAAAACGAGAATCTGCACTCCAGTAGATAAAAGAAGATTTGTCTGTAATTCCAGGATAAAAAATAGACAATGTTCTTTGACAAAGGAACCTAAAAAACTCTGGCGCAACAAGATCCATACTCTCCGTCCTTGCTCCAGGGTATGTTCCTTGGTTTCTTTCGTATTCTAAAGAATCAGCGAAATGAATAATATCATATGGGTTATCAAAAAAGTTTAGTATTTGCGTACTAGGGAAATTCATCACTACCTCCAAGCTGGACCTTCTATCCAAGAAACTAAACTACGTCTTAGTCCTTTAGTTACAGGTTCCACTTTATGTGGACGAAAGGAGGGAAAAACTAAAATAGAACCCCGTTCTTTAAACCCTTCTGGCTCATCGTTCCAAAAAAGAAAGTTCCCACCCTCGTAATCAGAGGGGTCGGAAAGTTGAATAACAATAGATAACTTCCTGTTAAAACCCCCGTTTTTTGAAAAAGTATCAACATGCCAATCATAATGACCTTTTTGTCCACCTTTATATTCAGTGTATTGAATGTCATATACCGTTGACGCATCAAAACCAAACTGTCTGTTTGCATATGCAAAATATTTTTGAACTAGCGAGGATAAAAAACTATCTTCTTGAACCCAGCGAATGTCACTTATTCTTATTTTAGGTTTAGTGTCGTCTGCTGGAGTCCCCCCATCAGTAAAAATTAATCCTGGCTCTGGCTCAAAAAGATATGATTTTTCTATGATTAAATCGCATGTTTTTGAATCTAGTTCACCCCTCCATATCCAATAAGGATGCATCACAGCACCTCTATTTTTGAGTCAGATATGGGTACTGTGGGATATGTGTACTCTTTCACAATGTTTTGACTTCTGTCACCAGTGTGGTGGTTGCCCGTCATCAAAATCCTCCCGTTTTCTGTCGTGGTATTTAAAAGACGCTTAATAAATATTTTTTGTTTACAATAAGGAATATAGGGTAAGACCGCCCCTATGCAAAGCACTAAATCGTACTTTTCATCTGGCCATTCAGGGCGAAAATCCAGTTCGGGATGTAGTATTTTAGCGGCATCGTGAATGTCATAACAGACTACAGGAAAAGGCAGTGCCGCTTCTATGTCCCCGTTTCCACACCCAACAGATAAAACAGCACCACCATTATAACGCTGCTTTATTCTATCCACCTGTTTGTTTACATAAGACTCGTAATTGGGGAACAGCTTTTTATACGAGCCATTAACCATACAAGAATAAAAGTCTGTTATGTTTTCGGATACTGTAGTTTTATTGCAGCAACATGAGCTTGCCATGCTTCTAGCCCGTTTTCTGTAATATATTCAATCTGCGATTCTACATTACCGTAAGCAGCAACTCTATCTTGATACCATTGTGGCATATAAACTGTGTCTACTCCTCCTTCTGTTGCACCAGGAAGGGGTGAAGATGTTCCTATTTGCCCTTCAGCAAGAAAAGTAGGTGCTGAAGTATCGGGCAGTGGTTTGTAGTTCCAAACTGCGGCATCAAATTCTTCTCTAGTCATATTATTGTGAGTTTTGACTCTAGCCCATGAACCATTCGGAAATCGTACATCTACGTCACCGTTATTGTGAATTGTTTCTACTGTATAATTGCTCATTTTACCATTTCCTTATTGGACATTTACTTGATTTAATCTTCGTCTTCAAGTACATAAGACACCCACATTTTTTGCATTGATTAATAACGGGTCTAAGCCACTCGCAACTTTTACAAATCTCCATACGCTCTTCTGCCGTCATTAAGTAGCCCCTTGAACGGTGCCATTGTTTGTAAATGAACAAGCTACACTTTGTAAAAGCGCGTTTCCAGCCGCACCGCCAGCTTGACCGCTAGACCCAGCTTGACCGCTAGACCCAGCGGAACCAGAAATAAATCTTTCATCGCTATCGCCGCCGTTTCCAGGTGCGCTTTGGGACACTTGTGGCCAAGCGTAAAAACTGTTACTGCCACTAGAGCCGCTAGACCCAGCTTGACCGCTAGACCCAGCGGAACCAGCGTTACCGAAACTACCGCCATTACCACCTGTGCCACCGTTACCGCCATTACCACCTGTGCCACCGTTACCTGGACGGGACGGAGTTCCACTGCTATTGGATTGAGTTCCACCAGAACTTCCCGCTGAACCGCTAGTACCTGCTGAACCGCTAGTACCTGTTGCAGCATCTTGTTGATACCCCTGTCCGACACCACCAGAGCCGCCAGCACCGCCAGCACCGCCAGCACCGCCAGCACCGCCACCAGATGGTCCATAAATCCTAAAACACGCCCGAAAATCGCTCTCCCCCATAGCACAACTGCCCATAAGTTGATTAGATCCAGCCTCGTTTTGTTGGCTATTGCAATCACCGCCGCAAGCCTGACTAGTGGGAGGGGCATTAGTATACGCTGGACCACCATTACCACCAGCACCGCCATTACCACCAGCACCGCCATTACCACCAGCTCCACCGCCACCGCGTAGAGTACCGTTATTAGTAAAGGTAACACTAGGTGTATTAACACGGACGGCTGACCCACCATTACCACCAGCCGGACCGCCAGCACCTGTAATTGTACCTTGATTAGTAACCGTTATATTACCCGAAGAACCAGATGAAATATGTAGTCCATACTGAGTGTTGCTTGTTCCACCTAATTCTACCCCTGACTGAACATCTACTTCTTTTGGATAGTCAACGGCATAGTCGTCACCAAAAATAGTAGATATATCTTGGTTAGTGGCACCCGCAGAATACGTCTTTTTAAAACCTTTAGCAGTGTTTCTATAGTCAGAAAAGTCTAACGCTCCAGTTTCAGGAACGCTTGCCGCTAAATTTGTTGAAGAATTATTCGCCGCATTAGCACGAACATTCGTAGTGCCTCGATAGTAGTCTGATATAGAGACTGCACCAGACCCACCAAATTCTGTACGAATATCGCTAAACGAAACTGTACCTGAACCAATAGGCATTTATGGGCTCCCAAATGCTGTTACGTCATCCGCTGATGTTATCGCACCATTAGATGCAATTTTAAAAACAGTTGAACCGTTGTACTGAAACAACAAGTCGTTGTCCCCTGTATCTAATAAAACGCCCCATTTGCTGCTTCCAAACAAAATAGAGTTTCCATTAGTATCAAGGTTTCCACCTAACTGAGGGGTAGTGTCGTTAACTAGATCAGTAGGAGGGCTTAAACTTCCTACAGCGGCACCTGCACCTGCACCATCAGCATAAATAAACCCTGAGTTACCGTTAGCGATAGTGACATTTGAACCAGAGCCTTGCGTAAATATAGCGTCCTGCCCAGAATTATTTACTACCGCATAAAATTTTGCCGCGTCATTCGGGGAAATTGTTATCGTATTTGTTCCCGAAGGAGAGCCGCTTAAAATAAGAATCTTATACATACCGTCTGACAAAGTGCCGTCAGAAGTTGTTAATGTATGCGTGGTTCCAGAAAGAGTAATTGTACCGACACCGTTTATAGCTCGGTCAATAATATCTAAGTTTAAGTTAGTCGTAGTACCCCAAGTACCTGACTGTTCTCCAGTTCCGATTTTCTCGATACCAGTATTACTTGTGTATGTACTTGCCATGTTAGTTTCCTTTGCTCAGTCGAATTATATCACCATTTTTTAAAAATGAAAAGTCTTAGGCGGCTACCTCTGTCCATGTTGTTCCAGGGTTTGGATCACTATCCGTCCATGATGTTCCAGGATCTGGAATAATTTTACCCCAAACAATAACTCTCCCCGCTGTTGCCGTAGCAGATACAGTAGTTACGGAGACTACCACAGTAGTTCTTACAGTTTCCTGACCTAATCCTGATGTTATACTAAATCCAGAAGGTTTTGCAATAAAGCTCACAACTGAAACAGCGGTACCAAGTTCAGAAGTAAGTTGAGGAACACTTGTTACAGGTGCACCAGTATCTGTTTCGATAGCTTCCTGACCAACTTCTGCTGTACCAGAAACACCTGTTAAAGTTAGGTTACATGTACCAACAACAGCTTCGTCACCAAGCCCTACAGAGCCTGTCATGCCGTCTTCTGTTACAATCGCTCCTGCACCAACAAGTACAGACTCAAGTAAAGTCGTACCTTCAACCCCTGTAACAGAAACAACGCTAGAACCAACTACGGTTGTAGTTCCTATTGAACCTGTTAGTTGATTAAGAGATACTGGAAGTGTCTGACCAACATCAGCGAATACGCCACCGCCCCAAACACCCGCACTCCAAACATCTTCACCCCAACCTGTTAGACTTTCTGTTGTGCCTTCAACACCTGTAATAGAAACATCAACAGGAATACTAACTGTAACGGAACCAAGGTGTACTTGATTGTAAAAAGAGGGGGCTGTTACGTTAGCCGCTTGAAAACTTTGAGCAGTGCCCAAAGCAGTAGAGGCTAGAAGTGAAGAAACATCAACGGGGGCAGAGCCAGAAGCGGTTTCGTCCCCCAGAGTTGCTGTACTAGAAAACCCAGTAGCCGCAATGGTAGCGTTGGCTAGACCACCCCAACCCGTGTCTCCCCATGCGCCTTCACTCCAGCCGTTAGCTGACATAACAGCTACCTTTACGCGATGCGGATAATTGCGCTAGATGCGTTAGCTGTTGGAAACTGAATAGTAAAAGTTCCAGAAGTTGAAGTCTTGTCGCCTCCAAAATCTAAAGCAGCTACAGCGGCATTTGTAGCAGAGCTATTATAGATCAATGCGCCACGAGCAGTAATTGTTGCTGTGGTAAAGCTCAGATCTGAAAAGTCTGTAAATGCGGTTGTGCCAGATGTAGTGGGTGTTACATTTGTCAGTGTGCCACCGCCTGTTGCGTATGAACCACTAGAAGCAACCTCACCAGTTGTAGTAAACGCAGTTGTGGATGCACCAAGAGTTGCGGTTGTAGAAGACTTACCGCCGCCACCAATCGCGTACAAAGCAAGTTTAAATGTATTACCAGTTGAATTAGTAAAGTTATGTGTACCCGTAAGAAGCTGGGACTTAAACGAAGTGCACATTGCCTGAGTGATTGCCATCATAATCTCCTAATCAAGTCAGCCAAGTCTTTTTGACCCGCTTCACGGATCTTCTGGCAGATTGTACCACGCTCTTCGCGTTTAGCCAAGTCAATGTATTCTTTGAGTACAACTCTTATATTGTCTTGAAATGCAACCGCTTGATCTTTGATTGGTGCAGGTGCAGTATCAGCCACTTTCAGTACCTTATCCATGGCAAGCTCAACAATTTGATCTGATGTCAATCCGCCGTTATCTGATGTAGAAACATTTACGCTCATCACACTAATTCCGGCTCCAACACTAACCATTATATGTCACTCCTTCAATATCATGCCGTCCTATCATCACAGGCTGTCGTGCATCCAACGCCTCTGGACTGGTTAACTCTTCTTCCTCTTGTGCCTCATGCTCAGATTGTCTAACAACGACAATGTTTCCATCTTGTATGTACTGAACCAGAGGGTCATCTAGCCGATGATATCCATACAATTTCTCATTTAGAGGGACATTTGTGTCAAGAAAAGCGGATTGCCTAGCTGTCTCTACAACAATACCTTTTGTCAATGCTATCGCCGCCCAAAACTCGCAGCAAGCACGACCTGCTTCTGCAAAATGTAGGTTCTTTTTGTAGGAAAAGTCGATGCCGTAAAGACTGATCTTTTTTACTTTAGCCGCAATTGCATACGCTAAAGCGTATGCTACAGTGTTGTTGAAGTAAGAGTATCCAAGTTCTGTAATCACTTCCGCAAGCGGGTATTCAACAATTTCAGGCACTCTTTCATCTAAACAACATGAGTAGATAGGGCCTTTTTTCGGAGTTTCTAATAAAAACTCTGCCGCAATTCCAGTCTGTGTACCTGCTTTCACATCATCAAGAAATCTACTAGCCGGATCCATCATAAAAGTACGATCAACATGAATTATGCCGCCAATACTATTAATTCCCCAGACCTCATCAAATGTTTGCGAGTTAATACGAGCCATTACATAGTCAGCGTAACTACCCCCCAGACCCACAATAGCTATTGATTTATTTTTTAACTTCTTGTTCATTTTGATTCCCCAATCTAACTGCGGTTACTGAAAAGTTAGCCGATAAAATAACACGCCCTTCGTCACAACTATTTGTGTAGTGCATTAAATTAGAAGGAAAAATCAAAAAATCACCTCGTTTTACCTCTATCACATAGTTGTTAGTATGTCTCAGTTCTTTAGGAACAAAAGTTAGCTCTGTGTGATCGTTGGGAACCTTTAAATAACACGATAACGAGTATTCAGGGCTAAACATACCCCCTGGTCCATGCACATGTGGCCGTACAAAACTATCTGAAGAATACCAAGCCACCCACGCATTTTGATAAATAGAAGTTACGTCATAATTTTCGTGTGCATCAGTTACTAATAGAGGTTTCTTTTCAGAAAAAGAAATAATTGTTTCAGTAACTTTGTCTGAGAATTTCTGAAAGACAGGATTAAACTCTTTCTTTTCAAAAAGTCGCCAACCCGTTCTTTTCGTGTTTAATAAATTACACTCAATATTTTCAATAAAAGGTGAAGCAGTTTTTTCTAGTTCATCACAAAGAGCGTCTTCTATGCGACCTTTTAATATAGTCGTTATGCCGCCTATTTCAATTTCATCGTAGTTTAAGTTTCTCATTTATGTTTTTGGTGTTCTCACCAACCCCGTTCTATAGGCATCGGTGTTCTCTACAGCTTCGCCGTAGTTTTTCAAGCGTTGTGCCGCTTCAACAAAACGGTTCTGATACATCGCCATCACGTCTGCCTCACCCTTCATAAACGTATAAGCCTCAATTAGTGACCCATACAACAATGCGTCTGGCGCATTCGTGCCAAACCATGACGTACCATCACCCGTTGTTGTTATTGATTCTGGGCGATAATAGTAATGTAATTCAACATCGTAATTATCATTTGGCGTTGGAGCAAGTATAAAATTGTTCACGTCAAATGTTGAGTAGTATCTCGGTTCACCTGTTGTAGCAGGGTTAGGGTTAAACTCCTGTATGAAGTTTACGTCCTTATATAACAGAAACACCTTTTCACTACTGCTGTTTGTAAACGACAAAGAAAAACTAGCAAGATAATCAGTAGGCACAGACAAAAACTGATTGCTTGATGTCATGTTTGCACTGACGTTTTTTCTGAAGTAATCAAGCTCGATGAGCTTCAGTAGTCGTTCTTCAGCGTTTTTAATAAAATTGTCTAGATTGTTCACAAAGGTCGTTTCGGAATTTTGTGTGTAATCTTGGATCGCCTGCTTCAATGTTGTAAATGTATAACTCATGATGTGCTCACCGTAACCTGCCCCACGCGACCTTTGGCTGTGGGATTAGTTTCATATACCAGAGTTGTCAGATTAAATGTAGGAAACTTAATCGTCTCTGACATAA